AAAAGATCCAGCCGAGCAAATCTGTTGTCGTTCTGGATGAGAAGGCTTGCGAGCTTTACGAGGGTTCAGCAGCGAGCCAAAGTTAGTCATGCAGCTAACTGAGACTCAGCAAGAGAAGCTGGGAGAGCTTCAGCACACGATGGCGCTGCTAGAGCAGTTTGTCGATCATAATATCCTCGCCCTCTACAAGCCCTACCCAAAGCAGATGGATTTCCACAGCGCTGGGAAATTCTATCGTGAGCGGGCCCTGATCGCGGCCAACCAAGTTGGCAAGACATGGTGTGCTGGTGGCGAGGTCGCCATTCACATGACAGGCCGCTATCCCGAAGGCTGGGATGGCTACATCAATCCCAAGGCCAATAAGTGGTGGGCCTCTGGTGTGACCGGGGAATCAACGCGAGACAACCCACAGCGCATCCTCATGGGCCAGAAGCGTGAGTACGGCACCGGCATGATCCCCCTGGAGTGCATCGAAGACGTCCAGCTGGCTCGTGGTGCCCCTGATCTCTTGGATAGCGTGGTCGTCAAGCACGAGAGCGGCAAGCACAGCTTCCTCTGGTTCAAGTCCTACGAGAAGGGCCGTGAGAAGTGGCAGGGCGAGACTCTGGACGGCGGCATCTGGTTTGATGAAGAACCCCCCTTAGAGATCTACACAGAGGGCCTGACGCGTACCAACACCACGATGGCCCCGATCCTGATGACCCTCACGCCCCTGCTGGGCATGAGCCACGTTGTGATGCGATTCCTGAGCCCGAAAGCGGGCACCGGTGAGGATCGCTACCACGTAATCATGACCCTGGAGGATGCAGCCCACTATACCGCCGAGATGCGGAAGACCATCGAAGCCCAGTACCCAGAATGGGAGCTTGAGGCTCGCACCAAGGGTATCCCAATGCTGGGCTCTGGTCGGGTGTTCCCGATAGGTGAGGACCAGATCAAATACACCCACGATCAGTTGAAGGGCGGCTTTCCCGATCACTTCCGCTGCATCGCCGCCGTGGATTTCAGCGAGTGGGACCATCCCACGGCTGGGGTCTGGGCTCGCTACGACATGGATTCGGATGTCGTCTACATCCATGACGTCTATCGGCAGAGCAAGGTGACAGCCGCCACCCACCATGCTGCCTTCCTGGCGCGCTCCAAGCCCAAGGGCTACCCGATAGCGTGGCCCCACGATGGTCACAAGCACGACAAGAACTCAGGAAAACCTGTCTCCGAGATCTGGCGCAAGGCCGGTCTGAGGATGATGAAGGACCACGCACAGCACAAAGACGGAGGTATCTCAGTTCAGGCCGGTCTTGACATAATGATTGATCGTATGGAGACTGGCCGACTTAAGGTTGCTGCCCACCTTAATGATTGGTTTGAGGAATTTCGCTTGTACCACCGCAAAGACGGCAAGATCGTCAAGGAGCGGGACGATCTCATGGACGCCTCCAGGTACTTAGCGATGAGCTTGCATCATGCTCGTCGGCCTTCCTCCAGTTCCAATGGCCCCGCATCTGCCACGACCATGTCAGACGGCGGCTTTAACGTACTGGACTAGGCAATGGCAACAACCTCAGAAGAAGTAAAAGCCCTCATCAAACGCTTCAACGCGCTCCACGTTGGACGACGCAACACCTGGGAAGCTCACTGGCAGGAGATTGGGGACCACCTGATTCCTCGGAAGTCCGATATTACCGTGCGTCGGACCCCTGGTGAGAAAAAGCAGAAGCAGCGATTCGCCTCTGTGGGGATTCACAGCCACGAGATATTGTCTGCAAATCTCCAAGGCACTCTAACGAGCCGTGCCTTCAGATGGTTTAGTCTGAAGCTGGAGGAGGGTGACGAAGCTGGCGAGGACAAAGAGGTTATTGATTGGCTTCAGCTGGCCTCACGGAAAATGTGGAGAGCGATGAATGCATCAAACTTCCATAGCCAAAGCCATGAGTTCTATATTGACATCTCGGGTTTCGGAACAGGTGGAATGCTGTGTGAGGAGCTTAAGGGAGACAAATCTTTTAACGGACTCGTCTTTACTTCGTATCCAATACAAGCATACGTGTTTGAAGAGGATGCTGAGGGTCACGGCAACAGTATGTGTATCGAAATCAACTTCACAGCGGCTCAAGCCATAGAGCGGTTCGGTGCTGACAAGCTGCCGAAGAAGATTGTTGACGCTGACAAGAAAGATCCGACGCACACATGGAAATTCCTTCACTGGATCAGGCCGCGAGCGAGCCGCAAGAAGGATAGCCCTGCGTCTACCGAGATGCCGTGGCAGTCGATCTACATCAGTGTAACGGGTGAGAAGAAGCTAGAGGAGTCAGGTTACGAGGAGTTCCCTGCTTTCCTGCCCCGTTGGTCCAAGAATGCTGGTGAGAAGTACGGACGAGGCCCTGGCAGCACGGCGTTGCCCGATCTGAAGGTCTTGAACAAGGCCACTGAGCTTGAGCTTCAGGCTTGGGCCAAGCATATCGATCCTCCCTGGTTCATGGAAGATGATGGCGTGGTGGGCAAGGTCAATCTGAACCCAGGCAAGGGGACCACCGTCAGGGACAAGGATGCCCTGTGGTTCTACGAATTCCGTGGCAGACCGGACATTGGCCGGATCAAGCTGGAGGAATTACGTCAGGGGATCAAACAATCATTCTTCGTTGACCAACTGGAACTCCCTCAGTCCGACAGGATGACGGCAGAGGAAATCCGCACTCGCGTTGAGCTTATGCAGCGTGTCCTAGGGCCAACCCTAGGTCGGCTTGAGACAGAGTTTCTGAATCCGCTCATCCAGCGGGTGTTTAGCATCATGCTTCGTGCTGGCGCTCTGGGTGAGATCCCCCAGGCTCTATCCGACAGAACGGAAATCGATGTTCAGTACACAGGCCCCCTTGCGAGAGCGGAACGCCAATCTGAAATCAGTTCCATTCAGCGTCTTGTTGAGACACTGGTACCCTTGGCGCAAGTAGATCCAACGATATTGGACATCCTCGACACCGATGCTGTGGCTCGTTTTGTGTCAGAGCAGCTGGATGTTGATGATTCGGTGCTTCGTGATGAAGCGGCTTTGACTGAGGCCCGTCAGGCTCGCGCAGAGCAGCAACAGCAGCAGCAGCAAGCCCAGCTTGGCCTTGATACGTCCAAGGCTGACCTCCAGGCAGCACAGGCTGATGCCGTGAGGAACCCACAAGCGTGAACGAAAAAGAGGTCAAGCATCGTGATGAGGCTTACGTGAATGCCTTCTCGACTATTCATGGCGAAAACGTCATCCGAGACCTTATCCGCAACCACCTACTTCGGATCAGCCACAAACAAGGTTCCGATCCCTGTGACACAGCATTCAGGGAAGGTCAGCGTGACATGGTCCTACGAATCTGTCGGAAGTCAGGATTTGAAATTAAAGACGTTGCTTTAGAGGAAATGAAAAATGGCTGAATGGCATGAACAACTCCCTGAAGACATGCGCGACAACGCATCCCTTGCCGATTTCAAAGATGTCGGAGGTCTGGCTAAGTCGTACATCGACACCAAGTCCAAAGTGGGCGGAATGGTGGCAATCCCAGATGGACGATCTTCAGGAGAGGCTTGGAACAGTCTGTGGGGTAAGCTGGGACGCCCTGAGAGCGCCGCAGAGTACGAACTTGAGCTTCCAGAGGTTGAGGGTCATCAATACGATGAGGAGGCTGTAGGGGCGTTTAAGGCGTCGGCTCACGCTCTTGGTCTTACGCCGACTCAGGCGCAAGGTATTCTGAATCATCAGATGGCTAGTGTCGCAGAGCAGAGCGGTGACATGGAGGCCACTGATGCTGCTGACATTGAGCGCACCGCAGCTGAATTACGCACAGAATGGGGATTGACCTATGAAGCACAGACTGGTGCTGTGAATAGGGCAATCACTGGCTTCTTTGCTGAAGAGGATCATGCTGGGCTCAATGCCCTGGTCGCCAGCAATTCGACACTGGCTAAGGCATTTGCCAAGATTGGTGGGATGATTTCTGAAAACTCCGTTGGTGGAGATGGTGGAGGTGGCGGCATGGCTGGCGTGAGTGTTGAAGATGCGAAAGCCAAGCTGGCCGAGATCCGCAGCGGTGGAAAAGACTCTGCTTACTTTGATCGGCAACACCCTGAGCATCAGCAAGCTGTCCTTGATGCAGCCAAGCTCTATGAGGTTATCCACGGGACTGAAGCCGCATGAAGAACCCAACATCGAAAGATGCGGCCTTTCCCAAACCACTAACTGATGAACTCATCCGACTGGAATGCTTGAAGCTGGCCCATGTTCACGGGTCGGCTTCACAGATTCTTGCTGCCACAGAAAAGGCAGAGGAATATTTTCAGTACGTCAAAAATGGACCTGTAAAAAAACAATTGCCCTTGACATAAGTTTTTCATTCGTCTAGGGATAAGACTCTTCCGGGTTACTCTGCTTTGCAGGGTCCGTGCTGGCTACCAAGAGTAGTCGTCGGGACTGAGCGTTATCAGTCAAGGAAGGGTCCGGGTTTCCGGGTTACTCTCCGATAAACATTTGGCTTCAACCAAATCGGAGAGATCCCGATGTCCACGGAAATCACAGTTGCCTTTGTGCAACAGTTTCAGGACAACGTGGTCATGCTCGCACAGCAGCAGGGCTCACGGCTCCGCAATGCTGTTCGTACTGACCCCGATTTCCTGAAGGGAAAGGCTGGCTATTTTGAGCGGATCGGCGCTACTGCCGTTCAGGCCCGCACTTCCCGTCATCAAGACACCCCGCTCATCAACACGCCACACAGTCGTCGGCGCGTCACCCTGAACGATTATGTTTGGGCTGACCTGATCGACAACGCTGATCGTGTCAAGCTGCTCATTGATCCCGAGGGCCCTTATGCGGTCAACGCGGGTTGGGCTGCTGGCCGTCAGTTTGATTCCAGCATCTACTCGGCCATGGGTGGCAACGCCACTTCAATGGACGAGGACGATTCTGCGTCAAGTGTGTCCTTTCCCGCCGCCCAGCAAGTCGCCGTGAACAACCATGATTACGATTCTGGCTCGGGTGACGTTGGCCTCTCGGTCGGCAAGCTCATCGCTGCCAAGAAGATCCTCATGTCGAACGGCGAGATCGATGACAACGCGCCTCTCTTCTGCGTTGCCAACGCTCAACAGTTGTCGAAGCTGCTTTCCGAAACCGAGGTCCAGAGCCGCGATTACAACGACGTATTCGCGCTGGTCCAGGGCAAGGTCAATAGTTTCATGGGGTTCTCCTTCATCCGGTATGAAACCCTCTCGACGGACGGTTCTAGCGACGAGTTGGTTTACTGCTGGACCCCAAACGCTATTGGGCTTGCTGTCGGCCAAGAGATCACGACCAGGGTGACTGAGCGAGCGGACAAGAACTACTCGACTCAGGTCTACCTCGACTTCTCCGTGGGTGCCACGCGCATTCAGGAAGAGTTGGTGGTCGAGATCGCTTGTGATCCCTAGGCCATAGGTAGGAAAGGAGAACAGCAATGGCTGTTACCACCGAAGACTCCACGCAAGTCGGTTACACGACTGCAACTCCAGAGAAGCATCCTGCCACCCATGAGCTTCATGGTCGGCTTCGGATTGCCTTCTTTGCTTTCACCCAGGGGGCTGGTGCTGGTGATGCGACTTCTACCGCTTCGCTGGTGAAACTTCCTGCCGGTAAGGTCCGCCTTATGCTTCGCTTGTCGTATGTTGGGTTCTCTGCTCTTGGATCGTCCCGCACGATGGATTTGGGCTGGCAGGCTTATACCGACGACGATGGCGACTCTGTCGCCGCTGACCCCAACGGGCTTGATGACGGTGTTGACGTTTCTAGTGCTGGTAGTGTGATCCCTGGTGGCACTGTTGGCACTCACGAGACGTATCTGTTTGAGAGTCAGGGTGGCGTTACCATTGATGCTCAAATCAATGATGGCACCATCCCAATTGCAGCTACGCTCATGGGCCACTTCGTTTATGTCGTAGACTAGGTGAGAGGTATGGTTGATCGCATCGGGGAGCGAGGCTTTCCGGTCTGGCACCCCGAGGCGACAACCACCATCGACCCCGCCCCTTGGTCGGAGCCTACTCAGGAGAGCGGCTTTTGATCTTGGGGCTGTTTCGTGCTTGGAGCACCGTGATGGTTGACGATATCAAGAAAGCGATGATCCGCAAGTTTGCAAGAAAGACTACACGGGGACACATTCCTCACAGAAAGCCCTCGGGGGTTAGCATTAAGGCGAGAAAACAAGTTAGAAGGTTTAATACTGCTGTTAGGGCTAAAGAGTATAGGGAGAGAACCCCTGAAGCTATTATAGCTGATGATGAACTAGCAACCCACATGACTACTGCCCCCCAGGCAGGTAATTTAATTAGACTAGGGACTTCAGCTAAGGATATATCTACTAACCTTGATGGGTATCCTACTAATTGGTTTGGGGTGTATTTTCTAGACGAAGGTCAGCTACCCATAAGTAAGAATATTGTTCTTGAGGATGCTTCCTTAAACGTACGAGCTAAAAAACGTCATGGGGATGACCCTTCTGGAAAACAAAAGGAACAAGAAAAAACTCTAGCTCATGAAATAACCCATAGAGCCTTAGATTTTATGAATAAAGTGTTGAATGATGACCAGTTTGAGGTTACTAAACAATCTGGGTGGTGGGCTAATCTTACAGATACCCGTAAAGATACTCTTACAAATGCCAAGGAGTTACTAAATAAAATAGGTGGAGCCTGGGATGAATATATTCCTGGGCTAAGTTCTTACAGTGCGGATAGTCGAAAAAGAAAATCTAGCCCTATGTATACATTGTTAGATGAAGCAGCTGGCATCCTCCTGGAAGAATTTTCAAAGCGCCCAGAGAAGCGTAAGAAGTATCGCTGGTAATGAGCTTGTGGTTCCTTCTAAGCGACAACAAGACCTCCTTGGAGCGCCGTGGGGGCAGGTCTTCATGCTAGACATGAAAGGAACTTGTTCTGATGACCGAAGTCTCTGAAGTCTCGATTTGCAACAACGCTCTGACGCTGTTGGGTGACAAGACCATCACGGCCCTGGATGAAAACAGTAACCAGGGTCGGGCTTGCAACGCCAACTATGCCAATGTCAGGGACTATGTGCAGCGGGCTCACCGTTGGAACTCCTGTATGGAGCTTGCGAACATAGCCAGTGACGCTACGTCCCCCACCTGGGGCTGGACGAACCGCTTCCTGCTTCCTACGGACCCTTGGTGTCTGAGGGTGCTTGAGATTCAAGATCTGAAGATGGAGGAATGGGAAGTTTTCGGGCGCTACATTCAGTGCGACAACTCTTCGGTCAACATCAAATATCTGGCTCGGGTGACGGACCCGATGCTGATGGACACGATGCTGACCCAGTGCATTGCGGCTCGCTTGGCCTACCAGATCGCTTATCGTCTGACGAGCGACAAGGGCGAGCAGGACCGCATGATCGGGATTTACAAGGACAACTTGAAGGACTCCCGGTCCATTGACGGGCAGGAGGGTGCCATGCCTGTCGTTGAGTCCAGCACCTTTACAGATGTGAGGCTGTGATGTCTGATACTAGATTCCCGAACGCTGGAGTGATTAGGAAGCGACAGCTCAAGCGCAATTTCTCTGACAAGGAAATTGTTAGCGGCTTCTCGAAACCGAAGAGTAAGTTCAAGACTCAGCGCAAAGTCAAACACGCCACAGCGCAAGATCGGATCAGTGCAGCGCAGCGGATTGAACATAACAAGAAGTCAACCAAGCCAAAGCCTGTGATGATAACGACTAAAGCTCTTGATGCCTCGGCAAGGAAGAATTTTGGCGATACCCACAGCGTCAATCCAAGAACACCCACCACCAAACAAGCTGCTGGGACTAGCCGCTTCAAACGTCAATTTGGCAAGGGTGTTGCATCTGGTATGGGCATCCCCACCCGTCGTGAGAGGAAGATGTTCTAATGACTGAAGATCTGAAAAGCCTGTTTGAGCGGTTTTCTGCCGGAGTCAAAATAGCTAAGGAAACGCAGAAAGCAATTTCTGAAGATAAGTTGCGTGTTGAAATTAAAGAGAGCGGGGCCGCTACCCGAAAGCATCTTCGTCAGAAAATGATGGGTGGTGATCGAAAGCCTAGAAAGCGTCTTTTTGGCAACATCTTCGTAGATCGCAAATAAATGGCCGTTTCCTCAGTCCTCAACGCCTTCGGCGGTGGCGAGCTTTCCAACAAGCTCTATGGCCGCACTGACCTTGACCTTTACAAGCAAGGACTGAAGACGCTTGAGAACATGGTGATCCTGCCGCAAGGCGGGATAGAGCGTCGTGACGGCTCTGTCTTCGCCGCGCCGCTTGGGGATGAAACCGCTAAAGCGCGATTGCTACCTTTTGAGCAATCCACGGATGCGGCTTACGCTGTGTGTCTGGAGAGCGCGATAGCCCGCTTCTTCACCAGTGATGCTCAGGTGCGCGAGTCGGCCACGACCATCACAGGGGCAACGGCTGCAAATCCCGTGGTGCTTTCCATTACGGCTCATGGGTACAGTGCTGGCGATCAGATCAAGGTCCAAGACGTAGTCGGCATGACCGAGATCAACGATCGATGGTTCACGGTAGCCAATCCCAATGCGAATGATCTTGAGCTTTCTGGTGAGGATGGCTCTGCTCATACGGCTTATTCGTCAGCTGGTACGGCAGAGAAGGTTGTCGAGATCACGACGCCGTGGGTAACGGCGGATCTGTTTGAGCTTCAACACGCTCAGGACGGGTCCACGATGTATCTGGCTC